CTGCGAAATTCAGGCGAATGCTGTTTACGGGGTTTTTTACTGGTTGATACTGTTTTTGTCATGTGAGTCACCTCTGACTGAGAGTTTACTCACTTAGCCGCGTGTCCACTATTGCTGGGTAAGATCATTACCAAAAGACTGCCGAATAATCTTCTTCCATGGCAAACCGCGACCGCGTGAAGTGTCAGAGGATTGGCTTCCTCTCATTAGCGCGTTTTTTGAGCGAGAATCAGAATAATATTGCTCTAATAATTCCATATTTTTAAAACGTGATGTACACTCATAACGTTTTTTATTAGAGCAATCTACAAGGTGCACTATGTGGCCATTCCGACGGAAATATCACTACTGGCTGATCGCCTTTGTTACGCCGACCGGCGGTATCAGGCATGTCATCACCAGGTATCGCAACAAGAGACTCACCTTAGCCAGAATTTTACAGGCTGCCATAGGTGAGGGACTGGATACAAATTGCGTAGTCCTTCCTCCTTCATACTTAGGAAAAATGACCGAAGCACAAGCTAATACGGAACTTTGAAATGAGCACTTCAGCACAAAACCAATCAATCGAAAATGTATCTATCCCTGACGTCCTGAATGCCGGTATCCCGGCCATTATCCAGAACATCCGGGCCGCGCAACGCCGCGTTAGTTGTGATGACCTCACAGCGCGTTTTTTTGATAATGCGGTTCAGTCAGCGGAGATGCTTCACGCACAGCTTATTGATGTTTATAACGCAGAAGCTGATAGCCATAACTCCCTGGTAGATGCAGCTGAAAATATGCAGTTGGATCTCGGTCTGAAGGGTAAAGAAATTGAAGAGCTTCAGCTGCAAATTGAACATTTGAAACGCCAGCAACAGGACGCGATCGACGATGCGACGCATGACGCCAACCAGCGTGCTGATAATGCCGAACGTATAAGCATTGAGCTGGAAACAAAACTCAATGAAATGACCGCGATGGTTGAACTGCGGAACTCACAGATTTCAACGCTAAAATCTCAATATAAAGAGATCATGAAACTTGATCCTTTTAACCTTGAGAAACGCTATAACAAAGCTAAAAGCGAGCGACAGGAACTGCGTAAGCAGGTCGCCGATCTTAACCAACAGCTCAAAAAAACTATTAAAGATGCAAGCGAAGCGCGCGTGGCATTTGCTAATAAAAAAGCAGAGGTTACCGCGCTGGTTAATGAAAATGCTAAATTTGCGACGCTCAAGAAGGAAATGTATGGCATTACTGAGCGCCGTTTTCCTGCAAGCAAACTCCATCCGACGTTAGGGCAAATCTCATTCTTCCCGCGCCTCCTGGCTTATGGGATCTCATCGCCTAAAGAGTTCAATAACGAGCGTCCTTATATCGTTTCTAAGCTGGACTTTGCTTATCAGTTCTGCTGCGACATGGGCTATGCCATTGATATCCGAATCAACGAATGGTTGATGCCAAACTTCCAGCCGTTGGCAATTTTCCGCGAGTTCCAGCCGGAAGGTTGGGTAGAGTTCTTCCATGAATTGATCTGTAAAGAGATGGAAAGCCGCCGCCCGGAACTGGTCCGTCGAGTTGAGTGGGCGCAAGAGGTTATGTTGGCAGATGCAGAGCTGCCGTTCGAACCGGAATTTATTGATGATCTGGCAGCTAAAGGGCTGCATACCCTGTTTGATGTGGTTACCCGCCGTCATGAGCAGTTGGTTGTCGAATTGGGTTTAGAGGAAACAGCGGCAAGAAGACTTCTTGATGTTTGCTATGCACTTAGCGATGCATGGGAAAAAGTGAACGGCGGCACTATTTACGTTCGCTGATAGTTACAGTGTCACTTTTAATGCTGGTGGAGTGCGCCCACCAGCATTTTTTTCGTCCAATGAGGAGGGCATTTGAGTATTTTCAATAAACACGCACACCAGGAACGTCCGTACATTGTCATAGTAGATATTGATGGAACGATATCGGAGGCAACGGAAGACAGGCTGCATTTACTTCCACCGCCTGGCAACGGTGCATTAACAGAGCACTGGAACGAGTTTAACCTTGCCTGTGACACTGATGCTTCCATCACTCCAGTTATTGATATGGTGCGCCAGTTGTCCAGCATTTACACGCTCTGGTTTGTAACCGGGCGCTGTGAGATAGCCAGGGATAAAACACGAGCCTGGTTGCGTAAGCACGTAACAAATGGGGCAGAGCCTTTGCTATCTATGCGTCCCGCCACCGATGACAGAAATGACGGTCCAGCAAAGATTGATCTCCTTAAGAAAATTGGTCTAAGCAAAATTGCGTTCGCGCTGGAAGATAAGATTGAAGTGGCGCGTGTTTTCAGGAGGCACGGCGTGCTTACGTTAATGGTCAGGGAGTATGAAAACGCGCTTCTCCATCAACAATAATTGCTCTAATAAATAATGATTTTTAAAACAGAGAAAGTGAAAATAAAAACATGCCGCAAGGCGCGGCATGTATCCAATCAATCACAGGAGCTGAAAATATGAACACGGCATTCAAAATCATTATGGCCGCGATCTATTTCTGGCTGTTCTCTATCACTTTTGGCGGCATCGTCGCACATGGGTAAGGGGGATGCATGAAAGGCGAAGTGAAAGAGCGCGGCATGATTTTTAACGATGAGATGGTCCGGGCAATTCTTGGCGGGAATAAAACACAGACTCGCAGGATTGTTGAAGAAAAATTCTATGGACGGGCAGTGGCCGCAGAGTTGCTTGCCAAGCATTGTCCATATGGTCAACCGGGCGATCGTATTTGGGTTCGCGAAACCTACCGGGTACATGGCAAAGCGACGGACGTCGCAACGCTGGTTTATCGCGCAAGCGTGCGTAACTCCTGGACAGAACAAACGCACCGGGTTCCGGTCGAGGTTTGTAATAAACCAGTATCAGAAAAGTGGACGCCATCAATTCACATGCCGCGCTGGGCATCGCGCATTCTTTTGGAAATTACCGACGTGCGTGTGGAACGGCTGCATGACATGAGCGAGGAAGATGCTAAAGCAGAAGGCGCAACTCCGGCGACGTACAAGATTACGCCATCTGAAGCTGTTTATCGCGTTGGTTTTGGTGATATCTGGCGCAGTATTTACGGGCAGGATAACTGGCTATCTAACCCGTTGGTATGGGTAATCGAGTTTAAGCGCATTCAGGAATAAACCGTGAGTATGCATCAAGTCGTCAGCTTTTCAGGTGGACGAACATCGGCTTATCTCGTTCATCTGATGGAAGCACAGCGAAAAGCTGGCGTTAGCGTCCATTTCATTTTTATGGATAGCAGAACTGGAAAGCAACGAAGTCCGTGAAGTCGGAAATCAGTTTCTTGTTGTTCGCCATCCTGGGAAAACTCCTGTCATCAAGCACTGCACTGGTGACCTGGAAGAGTTTCTGCGGAAGTTAATCGAACAAGACCCGTTAGTAACTATCGACATCATTACGCATCGCTATTACGGGATTGGCGGTCAATGGGTTCAGGATGCAGTTGAGTATCTGCATATGATGTCTGACGCTGGCATTCGCATCAAAGGAGAGTGATATGGCGTTAACACACCGCGAACTCTGTCAGATTGCGTACAAGTTCCTTAAGCGCAACGGGTTCAAGGTTTGTTTTCATGACCGCTTTATAGCTGTAACCAGTACCGGAGAACAGCCAGATGCTATGGGATTCAGAAATTCAGCATCATGCCTGATAGAGGCGAAGTGTTCTCGTGCTGACTTGTTGGCAGATAGAAAAAAGCGTTTTCGTAAAAATCCGTCTCTTGGAATGGGCGACTGGCGATTCTTTATTAGTGAGCCGGGAATTATTTCAATTGAGGATTTACCACCTGGCTGGGGATTACTTCACGTTGTTAACGGAAGAGTACGGAAAGTACATGGGTGGCCCAAGGGTAATTGCTGTTGGGGTAATCCTGACGATAAGCCATTTACTGGAAATAAGCAGGTTGAATGCGATTACATGTTATCTGCATTAAGGCGCATGGAGTTGAGAGGGCACCTTAATGAAATATATGACGGTGTAATTGTTAATAAGAAAGAAGGAAACGCGGCATGACCACTATTACCAAAGAGCGACTACTGACAATCAAGCAGTGGCGCGAAACATACGGACCTGGTAGCAACGTTGTACTGCCAGCAGAAGAAGCGGAAGAACTGGCACGAATTGCTCTGGCATCACTGGAAGCAAAACCAATAGGTGCATTCCACATTGCAGAACAGCAAGTTGACGGCACAAGTGACTACCTCAAGGATGGAGAATGGCCTATTGATAATGGAATTATTGAGGTCTACGCCGCTCCCCCCGTTCCAGTAGTACCGGAAGAAAAACCAATGCCTAACGCTCTAAGCATGCTTGAAAGAGAGATCACACAACTGATTGGTGATGCGCAGGAAGCCACTGTTACTGGCTATGAGTTAATCGCTGAAGCTTGGCGTTTGATGGATGGACAAGACCCTAAAACCAGCGATTGGCATAGCAAGGCTTCGAAGTATTTAAATTCCAATATTGTAGAAAAAGTTGATGATGACCGTATTGATGCAATTAAGGCTGTTTTGCGTAGACTGGCTGGCAACTATCCGGATATTCCGGATAGTTCGGTGCCTACGCCAGGAAAGGGCGTCACCGGTGAACGTATCCGCATTAAGCCGCATGTTTATCGCGAACTGGTTAACCGTCTCCACGATACAGCGATCAAGTGTGCTGGCACCCAGCAATTACGAGAAAGAATTAGCCGTGTTTTGGGCGACGTTATTACGCCATATCATCATAAACAAGCCGAGAAAAGCGGTCTGGAAAGGTGTCATCTTGAGGCAGCATTAAACATTAAGCCGGGGCATACGCTTGGCATTATTGATGCACTGTTGGTTCATAAGATGGCCAGGGCTTTATTGTCGTTGGTGGACGCTGGTGATACAAGCGAGGGTGAAGTATGAGAGTTGCAGATCACATCAAACACCTTGAAAGAATTATCGAAAACGGTGAACTCTTAAGAGATCAGATGAGACGCACGGCAGAAGCCAGGGAGGCGATAATCCGCAGTCAGGCTGGTAAATTAAAGCAATTGTCAGAGATTAACACGCTATACAAGAACAGACGTAACCGGGCGGTGATGCGGCTTCAGAAAGCACGTAATGAAATTAAATTGGTGGAGGCAAAACTGAAAAAACAGATCCAGCGTTACGATCAGCAAGATGCTTTTTATGCCGCCATCAAGGCGGCTGCTAATGAAATAGGCATCTGGAAGTTGCTGGTGGAGAAAGCAAAGACGAAGTTAAATGCCAACGAAAGCTGAACTACAGGTGCCCACCAGCACATACAGAAAATGATTGTTTCCACATCAAGGAGATTTTAATGTTTCACTGAAACATTAAGTAAGCCAGTGCATAATTCCATTTTTTACTGACCTTAAAAGCAAAATCAAAACGATGATGAGGATAATAGCCAGAATCTGGCTAATAATAGGCGCATCTAAAAATGCACTCAGGAACTGAAAAAAAGCGTTCATTCAGGTGGTTCCTTGTCAAATGTAAAGGTGCACTTGCTCACGTTGACGTAGAAACCCAACCCCTATATAGTTGGATTCGGTGAATGAAAGTCGTTAACGTGAGCTTACGGCACATGTTTTCGGAAAAACATCAGGGAACGGCTAATTCCTTGATGCGGGTGGGGTCTGTAATGCAGACCCTATCTATTAACGTCATGATTGCATCTCAAATTTTCTCCTTATCTTCAATTAATCTACATTCATTTCATCTGTTAGCCACCACAATATGTAGAAAATGGCCCTCTTGCAAGTGCATAACTTTGTGGATAACTCAGGAAGGAAAAAGTGGCTTTCGCGCACCTTAGGTCAGACAAGGTGTCCGGGAAAGTCAACGCAAAGAAAAAAATTGTTAAAAATAACGTTTGTTGGAATTGTATATTTTTATCCCCTTCAAACATCTTTTTTTAGAGACAGAAAAACATATCGTAACAACATATATACAGTATTAAGAGGCGAGTATTATCCTGCGGTGGGAATTCTGGGCGCTGTTAGATTCGACTTTCTCAGCAGGATTACATCGTCAACTTGCGACGTTGCCGTATGACTTTCGTGTAATAGGTGACAATGATGCGGCTAGTGAGTTACTTGTGAAGTTTTTCGGAAAAGGTTTTGTGGCCTCGGATCTTGATGAGCTACAGCAACATGAAGTGTCTAATTTGATTTTTAGCCATAGCCAATAAGCCTCCCTCCTCCATCAAGGCCACAATTTGTGACCTTAAACAATTTGTTTTCTGCTTTTTCTTATTTGAGGAAATAACGTTGTTGACAGCTAATAGGCTCGTTGTTGTTATACATGCCTGTATAGATTATGACCGTAAATTATTAGCGGATTTTAAGCCATATTCACCGTTGTAGAAATTACTCATGTTCCATTCATTAGGAAGTTCTTTTCTGTCCAATGTATAGTGGCGCACGATATAACGATCTTCATCTTCTTCGATGGACAGGCGGACATAGCCAATGTGAATCACCGATACGGGCGGTGTTCGTATTGCATAGATGTCGCGGAGATATACCGGCAGCTCGACAAATGCATCAGGTGCATCTGTGATGCTCGTTTTTTCACAGTATTCATATAACGCATCGTTGATATCGTTAAGAGATTCATGATCGTATATTTCCAGGTAATTACCGCGATCGCGATGGTACTCGATTTTAGCCATTCAAAATCCCCTGTTATCGTTTTGCATTTCTCTAATCCGGTTCAGAACTACTTCGTGCTGGACTTGGATAGCGGCTTTTTCGTTTTCAAGCCGGGCAATAGACATCTCTAATTCTTTGCTGTACCAGGCGAGCTGGGCCAGGTTCATCCGGTTGTGGTCGAGAGTTGGAGACACTTCGACGCGATCCCTTTCTTCCTGCTTTAATGAGAAGAGATTCATCTCATCCCTTGAGGAAAATTCAGCAACAATTTCTTGTTGATGATCCGGTCGCTGCGGCATCCTCGCCAGTATAAATGGCGGTTCTTTTGAAAACATGAATGTCGGTTCAGACCGTGTTTTTACCCAGCTTGCCTGCTGTCTTTCGGCAAGTTCACAGGCTTCATCATAGTTATCTGCCAAACAAAGCATGGATGGACGGTCCCACGCCCCACCATTCAGACAATAAACTACAATTTTCCCGTCAGGTTGTGTAACCCCATATGGATGGTCCCACTAGGCGTCCAGCTGAGCTTTAGAGCGTTTCTCGTTAGGAGTGCAGTCAAAATTTTTGGGCAATACAGGATCGAGAGGAATGCGATTAGGCATAGCTAATTCCTTATTAACTGATTGGCAACGAGGTTACGCTGATCCCGCGGTGATGAATAGTAGCAAAGCGCACAAAAATCATCAGCGGTGGTTGATGTACATAACGCGTTTGCACCAAAGGTGCTTCTTTAATGTATGCTGTATAGATAAACAGTATTTTTGAGGTAAAACGCTATGGGTTTCCCTTCTCCTGCGGCGGATTATGTTGAAAGCCGAATTTCTCTTGATCAGCAGATAATTAGACATCCATCAGCAACCTACTTCATGCGGGCAGCTGATAGCCATCACCGTGAGGGAATATTGCAGGGTGCTTTGCTGGTGGTTGATTCTTCGCTTACTCCAGTTGATGGTTCGCTGCTTGTGTGCGCTATGGAGGGTGAATATCGCATAAAGAGATACCGAAAGTATCCGCGCCAGCACCTGGAGGATTTAAGCACCGGGAAGAAAGAGGCGTTACCAGTGGATGACGATGGATGCACGGGGAGTAATGCTGTGTTTGGTGTGATCACTCATGTCATTAATGATGCCCGAAGTGGGGAATTTGATGATTGTCCGGTGATTTAAGCTGCAAAGTGCTGGTGCTTTATGCCTGTGAAGTTTATAATTGTGTACACATAACGAGTACACGAGGTGTTTATGCAATCCATTAACTTCCGTACCGCGCGCGGCAACCTTTCTGAAGTGCTCAACAATGTTGAAGCCGGGGAAGAGGTTGAAATCACCCGCAGAGGCCGTGAGCCAGCAGTAATTGTCAGCAAGGCTACTTTCGAAGCCTACAAAAAAGCGGCGCTGGATGCTGAATTTGCATCCCTGTTTGACACCCTGGACTCCACCAACAAGGAACTGGTTAACCGATAATGAGGCATATATCACCGGAAGAACTTATTGCGCTTCATGATGCGAATATAAACCGCTACGGCGGCCTGCCGGGAATGTCAGATCCGGGTAGGGCAGAGGCCATTATCGGGAGAGTTCAGGCCAGAGTTGCCTACGAAGAGATCACCGACCTTTTCGAAGTCTCCGCCACCTACCTGGTGGCTACAGCGAGAGGGCATATATTCAATGATGCCAATAAGCGTACCGCGCTAAACAGTGCGCTGCTATTTCTACGCCGTAATGGGGTGCAGGTATTTGATTCACCTGAACTGGCAGACCTTACTGTAGGCGCTGCGACTGGCGAGATATCTGTATCTTCTGTCGCCGCCACGTTACGTAGATTGTATGGTTCTGCGGAGTAGATTAATGGCACGCAAATACAACAAATTGTCCCGTGAAGCGTTAAAGATGCTTCTTGATGGCGTGAGTCGCCGCAAGATAAAGCAATACCTGGTTAGTAAGCAAATTGGTGCCAGGACCGCTATTGCTGTGTTATGCCGTCAGGAAATGGTTGTGCTTAAACAGATAATGTCGGGCAGCAGATAAAGCCCAATCAGTGATTAAAGGTGTGATGTGAAAGCCGTAATTACTCCCTTTGTACAGAAAGAGCTTGGCCTCGCCACGTTCAAAGTGGATCAGGAGGTCAGAAAGCTGGTGGAGGCTGGCCGTAAATTTATTATGGAGCCGGTGCCGCGTGAGTTAATCGAGCACATGGAAGACGGCCTCGTTGTTACCGAGCAAACCATGGCAACAAATGAGGCGTTGCAGCCGTTTTTTAACAGCGATGAACTGTTTCGCCGTATTGGTGGAATTGACGCGCTGGTGGCGTGGTTGCGTAGGAAAGAGGGTCAATGCCAGGCCGCAGATCGTAGTTGGTGTGACAACCATATTGTCCACGCTGAACGAGACAATAGCGCGGTGTTGTTGTGCTGGCATCACGATAACCATTACCGGATGCGTGGTTTTAATGAGCTGAAAGAAACGCTGCACAATAATCGCGTTAACTGGATACTGGATGTCGCCCGTCAGGAAATGGGCCTTTCAAATAGCCATGATTTAAGTATTCAGGAGCTGTGCTGGTGGGCTTTCATGCGCAACATGATGCACCTGATGCCGGAAGAAGTCTGCCGCATATCAATAATAAATAAGATGAAGGCTACTCCGCAGGATAGCGGACCACTGAAAGAGGCGGATATTCGCCCGTATGACGATCGCGCTACAGCATATGTTCAGATGATGGAAGAACGCGCCGCGCCGATGCGTGCAAAAGTATGCCCTGTGGATGTTGACTCCGACCCAGGTATGGCGCATTTCAAAATACCAAAACTGCAATCGCTAAAATTACCTGAGTACATGGACTTTGTTGCTTCCCGTCCATGCTGTGGGTGTGGAGCGGCGGGAGCTGGCGCTCACATTACGCCTTATATCGTTCGTTATAGTCGATTATGCGCGCATGACATTTATGCTATTCCTCTGTGCCAGTCATGCCAGCGTGATATTGAGCGTGACCGCGATAATTGGGAGAAGACGCACGGTAGGCTGGCGATGCATCAACGATTGTTCTTTGATTACGCGCTTGGAGTCGGCGCTATCACAAGTCATTCGTCGAGCGTTAGATAAAATTGCTCTAATGTATTGCTATTTCTTTAATCGATGGTATTATATTCGACGTTGATTAGTTGACATGGGCTAATCAGTAGGTGACAGGATGTTACTTAACTGGCAGGGACGCCACTTCATGGAAATAAATCACTCACGAATAACATCGTACGAGATTGCGGATTACATGATCCGCACTAAATCTCTTCTATCAGCGAAAGAACTCGCAGCAATTCTTGAAAAGGAATACCCGCATCTGGATGTCGATAAGCGCGATGTTTATCTGCGCTTAAAGGCTATCGCTGTGACCGATATCCGTGAATACCTGCTCGAACAGGGTCATCTGAATTACGCAACCGTCGCAGCCGAAGCACGCAAGGAGGCACACAGAATGAAAGCAACTAACGTTAAATCAGAAAAAATTCATGCAACTTCAGTTCAGGAATCAGAGCTGGTGGTTGTTCAGAATCAGTCTGATGAAATTCCCGTTCTGGAATGGCTGGGAGTGCGTGTAGTAACGACCGAAACTCTTGCTAAGGGGTATGGAACCGATGAAGCTAATATTCGTAAAAATTTGTCTCGCAACTCCGATCGCTTTGAAGAAGGTAAGCATTACTATCTCTTAACTGGTTAAAAATTAAAGGAATTTAAAAGGCTGGTGACTACTAGTCACCTGGTTAGCAAATATACAAGCCAGGTAATTCTTTGGGCCGAACGCGGAGCGGCACGCATGTCTAAGATCGTAAACACAGATGAAGCATGGGCATTCTTTGAAAAACTGGAAGACAGCTACTTCCGGCAAAAAGAACAGCAACCGGTCGCAATCCCCCAAACACTACCTGAAGCCTTGCGCCTGGCTGCCGAGCTGGCTGAACAAAAGCAGCTACTGGAACAGAAGGCCCACCAGCTAAATCAACAACTGGTGGCCGCAGCCCCCAAGGTCGATTTTGCCGACCGTGTATCAGTGGCTAAGGGGATCCTGATTGGTAATTTTGCAAAGGTTGTTGGGCTGAAGCAAAACGCGCTGTTTGCCTGGTTACGGGAGAACGGCATTCTGATAGCGTCCGGCGGGCGTAAAAATGTGCCGTTCCAGCAGTACATAAACGCCGGATATTTCACAGTGAAAGAAGTGGTGCTGGATGATGAAGATGGCTACCAGATACGGCTGACGCCCCAATTAACGGGGAAAGGACAACAGTGGTTGACGCGTAAACTGCTCGATGCTGGCTTGTTAAAACCGGTGGCGGCTGAATAATGGAAGAATGCCCGGTTGATGCCGGGCATAATTTATTGCGCGCTTTCGGGGTTGTCGTTTACTGGCTGCCCCTTCTTAGTTTTACGACTGCGCGTAACTGATGCGGCTGATTTGACCTTTTTCTCTTCGCGAGTGATGGCAATTTGTTTTTTTACATTTTCAATATCTGCCAGGCGATATATTTTTGCCTGCGGCCAGCGGTCGCAGATGATCGGTTCTATGGAGTCATAAAGGCTAAATTTTGCTTTCTCGAATTCACCGTTGATGATGATTCCATCACGGAGGGTTTCATCGCAGATAAACACGCCACACAGTGGCACATGGTAACTAACTGATTTACCATCATTGTAGTTAGGGCTACTGGAAATGTAGTGGACGCGCAGCATTGTTTCGCTAAAGCCGTGTACGCGCATACGGAATTTTTCATCCTCCGGGTACTGCTTCATTAGCTCTTTTGTTGCTTCCAGGTTCTCTATGTATTTCGCACTGTGCTCATTGAACCCCGCGCTTTTTTGGATGCGAATATCCTTATCAATCAGATGAATAATGCGGCCAGCGGTCATGTTGACGCTGTTCACAGCTTCTGTCTGATAAGTTGTAACCTTACGTACACCGCGAAGGATGTTAGGCACTGGATATAAAATAGTCTTTGGGATATTGAGGTCTGGGTACTGTTCCAGTTCCCGCGCCATTAAAGTCCATTTATCAATTTCAGCCTGAATGCTGTCCGTTTCTTTGAACGGCAGAACGACAACCGGGCGAACAGGACGACCGTCGCTGGCGGCATCAACGTGTTGGGCGCGTGCAACAGCTTTTTTTAGAAAGAGATCCCTGAAGCTGACGAACTCCTGGTACAGTTGTTCGCCGTAGACATAATTTATCATTGATCCTCCTCCAGAATTGACATGGTCAATAACGCCCGGCTGAGAAAACCGGTCATTACTGACCTATATTATAGAGGGATCAAACAAAAATAATAGATTTATTAGTGCATTTATTGTGAGGCTAACTGGTTAGTTGCCATGAGATATTCGATTGTGTCAGTGAGGTCATCCAGGTCGTCTTGGGTGATGCGGTAGTCCTGATTGGATATCTTTGAGTAGTGTTCAGCAATGGTGCGGGCAGCGTCGGTTTCGGCAGGGTCTACAGATAAAGCGTTAGAGCAATGTCTAACGTCGTCGATGGTTGGTTGAATGAAAGCCATAATTATGCCTCACTGTATTGACAACACAGAGCCTGAAGCTCTGACCTACTGTTTCACCCATGATCCATGCTGGGGTAATCTAACAACATTGCGCTGTGTGTAAGATGAGCAATGCATAGCTGTAATGCCGTTGTATAAGGTTTCCCTGTTTGCTCATTTCCTTCTGAGCCGCTCTACAACGCTGAAGACACATTAAATAGTGAATCCAAAGTCGTATTACGTAACGGCGGCAAAACTATAATTTATTAGAGCAATTGTCAAACAACTATGAAAAACAATCCAGTTTTTAGCTGGTGGAGTGGGATTTTTCTCTCAAAATTTATTGCTCTAATAATTCTTGATTTTTGTGCGCAGCTGGACGTAAACTCCTCTTCGGACCTGATAACTTCGTATAGCATACATTATACGAAGTTATCTTAAGGGTTATTGAACATGATCAATTTACCTGTAAATCCATACAGTTCAATACCTTATCAGGTCAAATAGTGATCACTTGATCATTTGATCAAGGTTGCGCTACGTAAAATCTGCGAAATGTTGGCAGTGTTAGTGCTCCAGATTTCGCGTAGCGCACTTAGCACCACCAATCAATCAGAGGTGAAAAATGGGATATTCAGCTGCTAAAGTGTCCACTCATCTTGAGCTTGAGAAAAACCGTGGTTACTGGCGGGCAAAAGGGTTTGATCGTGATAGTTGCCAACTGTCATTATCGCGCGGTGAAGAGAAAATAGAACGCACGCGCGGTCGCTGGCGTTTCTATGACGAGAACCATAAACAGGTAAAGGCAGAGCCAATCCTGTACACTTTACTTAAAACTATTGTCTGAGTGTTAAATGTCCAATTTACTGACCGTACACCAAAATTTGCCTGCATTACCGGTCGATGCAACGAGTGATGAGGTTCGCAAGAACCTGATGGACATGTTCAGGGATCGCCAGGCGTTTTCTGAGCATACCTGGAAAATGCTTCTGTCCGTTTGCCGGTCGTGGGCGGCATGGTGCAAGTTGAATAACCGGAAGTGGTTTCCCGCAGAACCTGAAGATGTTCGCGATTATCTTCTATATCTTCAGGCGCGCGGTCTGGCAGTAAAAACTATCCAGCAACATTTGGGCCAGCTAAACATGCTTCATCGTCGGTCCGGGCTGCCACGACCAAGTGACAGCAATGCTGTTTCACTGGTCATGCGGCGGATTCGAAAAGAAAACGTTGATGCCGGTGAACGTGCAAAACAGGCATTGGCGTTCGAACGCACTGATTTCGACCAGGTTCGTTCACTCATGGAAAATAGCGATCGCTGCCAGGATATACGTAATCTGGCATTTCTGGGGATCGCTTATAACACCCTGTTACGTATAGCCGAAATTGCCAGGATCAGGGTTAAAGATATCTCACGTACAGACGGTGGGAGAATGCTAATCCATATTGGCAGAACGAAAACTCTGGTTAGTACCGCGGGTGTAGAGAAGGCACTTAGCCTGGGGGTAACTAAACTGGTCGAACGATGGATTTCTGTCTCTGGTGTGGCTGATGATCCGAATAACTACTTGTTTTGCCGGGTCAGAAAAAATGGTGTTGCCTCGCCATCACCCACCAGCCAGCTATCAACTCGCGCCCTGGAAGGGATTTTTGAAGCAACTCACCGATTGATTTACGGGGCTAAGGATGACTCTGGCCAGAGGTACCTGGCCTGGTCTGGACACAGTGCCCGTGTCGGAGCCGCGCGAGATATGGCCCGTGCCGGAGTTTCAATACCGGAGATCATGCAAGCTGGTGGCTGGACCAACGTAAATATTGTCATGAACTATATCCGTAACCTGGATAGTGAAACAGGGGCAATGGTGCGCCTTCTGGAAGATGGCGATTAGCCATTAACGCGTAAATGATTGCTCTAATTCTTTGATATTTATGGTGACATATGAGAAAGGATTTCAACATCGACGGAAAATATGTAGTGCTGTCTGTAAGCACTAATATTCAGTCGCCAGCCGTCATTGTCACTGTAAAGCTGAGCGATAGAATGCCTGATATTGATTCAATATCCGTTGCGTTCCCTGTCAAAAGTATGCGTGGTGCTGAACATTTCGTGATGAATGCCACCGAGGAAGAAGCACGGCGCGGTTTTGCTAAAGTGATGTCTGAGTTTGGCGAATTTTTGGGGCACGTTGACAAAGCCCTCTCAATCAGTTCAGCAAGGTCCAAAGCGTTAACAACTTCCATGATGAAATAAAAAAAAGCCTGGCAAGGAGCCAGGCTGCACAAAAGAGCGGGTTTGTATTCCGCATCCAATCAATCAAGAAGGAGTATAGCACACAGGTACTGAAGTGAAAAAATGTGATTAGCGATAAACAAAATATCTATCATTGCTCTAATAGATCGCTATAATTGAGCCGCAGTTTTTGTCAACTACGAAGACGTTGCCATTACTTCACTCCTTGACATCATTGGCGGCCATTAGGCCGCCTTTTTTTTTTGCCATATGAAAACAATCGAACAAAAAATTGAACAGTGCCGCAAGTGGCAGAAGGCAGCCAGAGAACGAGCGATCGCTCGGCAACGGGAGAAGTTGGCTGATCCGGTCTGGCGAGAATCTCAATATCAGAAAATGCGGGATACTCTCGACCGCCGTATCGCTAAACAGAAAGAGCGCCTACCAGCCAGCAAAACGCGGAAAAGCGCGGTAAAAATAAAATCTCGTGGCTTGAAGGGGAGAACACCAACGGCGGAGGAACGGCGCATCGCCAATGCTCTTGGCACTCTCCCCTGCATTGCCTGCTATATGCATGGAGTAATATCTAATGAGATGTCTCTGCACCATATCGCCGGTCGTACCGCGCCGGGTTGTCATAAAAAGCAATTGCCTCTTTGTAGATGGCACCACCAGCATGCAGCTCCGGCTGAAGTAAGAGCAAAATACCCCTGGCTGGTCCCTGTTCATGCCGATGGTGTGGTTGGAGGCAAGAAAGAATTCACCCTGCTGAACAAGTCAGAGATGGAGTTACTGGCTGACGCCTATGAGATGGCAAACATCATGCACTAATAAATATATTATTTTTAATGATAAATGATTGACAACTGACAAGTGACTTCAGTCAGAATCATCACATGCCCGGTACGGATGGATCCCCTTTCAAATATTCCATGGACGGCACAGTCTGAGTACCGGGCGCTACCTTCAGTTGTATTGCTAAGCCGCCGCTGGTGGCTTTTCTTTTTTGTAGGGGCGCTATGGATAAGAAAATATGCGTTGTTTCAATGAGCGTCGGCAAACCGGCGTCAATGACTGCTGCATGGATCAACAATGAGCTGATAATGGCTGAGCGGACCAGCTACCCTGAACGCCGCCGCGATATGGAACTCCAGCTGCTGCGCGAATTGCGAGAAAAAGAGGAAAAGGGTTTTATCGTGCTGGTGGAAGAGGAAAACAGCTTTATTACCGGTCGAGTTGGCCAGCGTGTAAGGTTGCGTGATCCCTTCATGAACGGCAGGCCGGTACTAATTGAAGCAAACAACAACGTGGTAAGCGCAGACTACATCAGGACAATGACAGACACCGTTACTAAACAAGACAACGAATATTCACCATATGAGCCATTTGTAAATATGATAAAAGCATTTTATCGGATGGAGCTCACTAAAGTTCCTCAAGGTAAATTAACAGGTAAGGATAACATCTTTTAAGCACAGTAATGAGGTGCTTAGATGTTCATATCAATATCCTAACTCTCTGCATCTCATAAATCTGATAGCCACTTACTATCTATGGACTCAATCTCCGTCAGCGGAATTGATGGGAAAAAATATCCCTGAGTGCCCCATAGCCCTATCCCTTTTGATAACTTATGACAATCAATGTTTTCGACGCCTTCAGCGATGATATTCGGACATAACTTTTTTAAATTGCTAATAATGACATCAAAATGAGGCTGGTGATGCTGCCAACTTACTGATTTAGTGTATGATGGTGTTTTTGAGGTGCTCCAGTGGCTTCTGTTTCTATCAGCTGTCCCTCCTGTTCAGCTACTGACGGGGTGGTGCGTAACGGCAAAAGCACCGCCGGACATCAGCGCTATCTCTGCTCTCACTGCCGTAAAACATGGCAACTGCAGTTCACTTACACCGCTTCTCAACCCGGTACGCACCAGAAAATCATTGATATGGCCATGAATGGCGTTGGATGCC